TACCCTTGAAGAGCAGAGAATTGCCGAGGGTGAAATCGTTGTAACCAACGTCTGCCACCAGTCCGGGCAGCGGCGTTCCTTCGAGTGAAGTCACCGGGTTGTTCCAGAGCCGTGGCGCGGCGGCTCCGCAGAGCGTTGCGGCAGCTTCCCAGGGCGTCATCGGGTTGAGCGCCAGCCACGCGCAGCAGATGTGCTCGTAATTTTTCGTCTCACCGAACGTAGCCGCATCCTCATACGTGGCGCGCAGCGCGGTAAATACCCGGAACCCGGCTTGGACGGGGACGGCATAGCGGCGGCGCGATTCGGTGTGCCATGCTGCCAGCGTGGCGGCATCGTTGATGCCGAGCACCACATAGCGAAACCAGCGCTCACCGATCAGGCTCGGCAGGTCGCCCGGTAGCGGGTCGCCCGTGCCGCCCGTCATGGCCGTGATATTGACGACAAGGTTATCTGGCATCGGCTCATCGTACAGGCCGAGGCGCAGATCGATGCTGTTGCCGCATGAGCCTTTATGGCGCGCGGTCAGCGTAACCGTGCCGCCCGTGGCTTCAGCCGTAACGGGGATGGCATCCCCAGCATCCGTGATGGCGCCCGCGATTGCCGTAGCGATGTCATCGGTAGAAGCGTTTGCCTGTACCCCGACACTGACCGGCTTGCCCGCGATGTACAGGGCAAGCGTCCCGGCAGCCGTGGCGGGTGTGGTGACCGCAATGCTGCCCGTGGCCTGCACACCGGCACCGCTGTCGGCATAGGGCAGCGCGAAGAGGTCGAACGTCTGGTCGGCACGCCGGTAGGCAGCGGCCATCTGGGCAAGCATGGAGCCAGCGCCAAACTTCTTCTTGGCATCCTCGGCACTGGTGACACGGATGACTTCGCCAGCCGGGGCGTTGCCCGTGGGGAGCTTTTGCCCAACCAGTAGCACTTGCGGCAGGTCTCCACCAAGACCGGCCTGCGAGCCGTCGATTTCGATGTAGACGCCGGGATAGCGTAGCGCCTGGGGGACTTCTGAGAACGTGATGGTCACGGAGAATCTCCTGTGTTTTGGATGGATTCAAACGGGGGCGGGTCGGGCAGGTAGTTGGTGACAAGCGCCTCGAACGTGTAACGGTCTGCCCAATACAGGTCACTGTCGGTCACTTCGAGCACACGTCCGCCGTCAAACTTGAGCGGGCGCACGCCGGGTTGCGGCTCCCAGCCCAATAAAAGGTCTTTCACCGCCCGCCGGTAGGCGAGCAGCTTGTCGTCGGTTTCGCCGGGGACGTGATTGCGGGCGTTATCGACGGCGATGACCGCGTCAAAAGCGAGCGTGACGTTTTCGGCGCACTCGCCCGCATGGCGCGAACGGTCTGCCGAGCGGATGACCCAACAGGCCGGGAGCGGGAGTGCGTCCGGGCGTACCTGTGCGAATTCCGCCGCGCCCGCTACTTGCCGAAACCAGATGTCGGCAAAGCTGTCCGGTTTTGGCGTGAGGCGCTTGATGACTGGCGTGAGCGAGATCATCCGTACCGCCTCGGGCTGGATTGGATTTCCGCTATGCCGCCCTTGTCCGGCTCAACTGGAACCAAGCCCGGCAACAGACCGCGCTGGTACTTATCCAGCAGCGCAATCACCGCGTTGTAGGCATCCTGCACATCCTCGGTCATGCGCTCACCGCCTTGCAGGTAGTAGAGCGCCACGGTCGAGGAAAGGCGCGCCAGCAACGTGTTTTTCACTTCAGGCGGAATGCCGTAAGAAAGCAAGAGCGCGTCGGCGTCAGCCAAGCACTTGTCGACAGCGTCCAGCGCCAACTTCAGCGCGGCCTGTTCGTTTGCCGGGTAACTGGCAATGTCGCCGCCCTCGATGAGTTCGCGTAGCGCCCGCTCTGACTGTGGGAAATCGAAGTCCGCAGGCACCGCCAGTTTGGCGATCCTGCGGGCGTTGCTTCTGGCGAGAAGGTCTGAGCGGGTAGCGAACATGTCAAAGAGGGATCGTTACGCCTTGGCGGCTTTGGTAGTCTTGGCAGGCTTTGCTGACGGAACTTCTGCCGGTGCAGTCGGAAGCTCTTCTGCATCCAAGTCTTTCGGCAGGTCTTCCGCGTCCACGCCTTCCGGCAGGTTTTCAAACGTGCCATCCGGCGTATCAATAACCTCAAGCATCTGCTCTTGCCGCAGGCGCTGTTCGGTGGCGGCATCGACTTCGACCTTCCGCCAGTCTTTGGTGAAATCAATCCCACAACGGCGGAACTTTTCGGCGCGAGTCTTAGGGTTGATGCGGGCAAAAACTTCCATGTCTTTTCTCCTGCCCCGGACTGGCAATCCAGTCCGGGATGGGGTCGCTTCGGGGGGAGATTATTCGGTTACAGCCAAGGCGTGACCAGCAGGTCAACCTTGTTGTAGTTGGTGTTGGACCCGCCGCCGAGTTTTTGGACAGCCTTTAGAAGCTGCTCGGCGTCTGCCATGTTGTCAGGGCCAACCACCAGCAGATCGGGGACGATGCCGAGCTTGCGGTGGCCGTCGCCCTCAAACTTCATCATTGCCTTGAAGGCAGCGTTAAAGTTGGCCTCGTTGAGCGCGGCCTTCGAGCCAAACGCGCACTGCCAGAAGCCGTAGGCGGCTTCACCACGCCAACGCCCGCCGAAGCTGTACACGTCCAGGTTGAACACGTCGGTGTTCGTGGTGCTAGTGATCGCATCGAACTGCGGAGCCATGCGCTCTTGCAGATAGATCGCAGCCGGGGCGCGCTTGGTGCAGAGCAGAATCCAGGGCGCTTGGCTGCCCGCCTGCATATTGGAGACGGATACCGCCGTTCCGGTACCATCCTCTTTCGGATAAACAGGGTGGTCTTCATCGAAAAACGGCTGACCGTCGTAGCACAGCCCGGTAAAGCCGTCGGCGAGCGCCTGGAATACGAGGTCGTTCTTCAGATCAATCGCCGCCTGCCCACAGGACTCGGCAAGCGTGCCGTACTGACCAATGTTGTCATCCTCAATGTCCGTGCGCTGCACGTCGACCGTGGATTCAAACTTGCGATTGATAACAACATAGGCTTGCTCGGCGAGTTGCTTATGCAGCCTGGCTCCAACCCATTCACGGAACGCCGGGAACTGCGAGAGCCACTCATAGGTGTTGCTCTTGTTGCTCGACTGGATGGGCTTGGCGACCTTCTGCCAGTCGTTCGGCGCGGCAGCCAACCCTGCATTCCAACGTGCCACCAGGGCAGTTTTGATGGCGTCAATCTGCGCCTGGTTGAGGACGATTTGAGGCATGGATTACTCCTTGGCTTTCAGGAATTGGTCATGACTAACGCCGAGCTTGGCGCACAAGGCTTGCTCTTCCTTGGTCAGCGCGGCGGCGGCGGGCTTTTCCTTGCCGCCTGTCTGCTTGTTGAGCAGGTCGGCAGGCGGGGCGGTTTCGAGGTATTCCTTGAGCGCCGCAAGCGGCTGCTTTTCCGCCCAGGGCTTCAAGGCGGGCGCGATCCGCCCGTCGGTGAGTGCGGCGGCCAGCAGGCTAGCGTGCTCTGCCTTTTCCGCTTCCTGCGCCGCTTTCTCGTTCTGCGCCTTAAGGGCGGTCAGTTCGGCAACGGCGGTGTCGCGCTCCTTGGTAAGCGCCGCCACGCTGGTTCTGAGGCTGTCGCGCTCTTCGGTAAGCGCGGCAAGTGCTTTTTCATCGGCCATTTCGGCTTCCTCCAATTGGGGCTGGGGGGTGAGTTTTCGCGCCGCGACCAAGGCTTGCAGCCCGTCTAGCGCGGGGGCGTTGGTGAGGGCTACCGAGACGATTTCGAGGACTTCCCCGGTATCCGGCAGGTAGTGAAAGACGGCGCTGATGTAGCGGTACTCACGCGCGGCAACCATCTGGCGCGCACGATGCGTCCAGCGGATACCCGTGGCGTAAAGACCGCTGTCGCGCCAATCGAGTGCGCGGAACCACGCCGCAGCGGGCGTTGGCTGCCCATTGCTCTCGGCATGAAGCGACTGATGCTCGTAGTCGATCATGGTGTCGTTGGTCTTTGCCTCTGCCCTGGCGATGACATTCGCGGCAATGCGATCATCAATCAGCCAGTTAGCGCACTCTCGCGGCCTGCCGTCGTCAGCGCGGAACGCGCCGCGCGGCAAAAGATGCGCTTCGGTCGGAACAGCATCGCCGTCCTGCGGGACAAGTTCGACGGTCAGCGCGGCAAGGGTGGAGTTGGCGTCCGTTTTCATGGACGCCAGTTTCCCAAAGGCGCGGAACTGCGATTAGGCTGGAAATGTTTCCAGAGGATCAGGCAGACGCGCAGGCTGACAGGTTGGTTTTGCATGAGTGCTTCCCCAAGAATTGAGAGCACTCTCTAAAATACATACCTGACCTAAGCGTTTCAGAAATATTTTTGTCTGGAATTGCGCGAACGCGCGGATGATTAGGCTCATAACATCTATCTGGATTTAGGGCATCAAGTTACTTCTGCCCGCACCCTTTCCACAGGAGGGCGGGCAGAACCGCACGGGGTGGAAACCGGAAATCCAGATGTCCGGTAGGGCTTGCGCCCTCCCGCACGGCTCGCCCATTGATTGAGCCGTGACAGGACAAAAAACCGCCGTATTTTTCGGCGGTTCGTCCATCTGGATTTCTTGGGTTTCCACACCCGTTCGGGAGCATAGAAGGATTGCTCTCGGGCGGCAAGTTCAGAAAAGTACGCATTGCAGGCCGGGTTCATCCTCGCGGCAGATGTTCAGAATCTGGCGGTCGGACAGCCGGTAACGGCGGGCAAGCACACGGATGCTCGAATGGTGCCGCTCGCGGCGGATTTGATCGTCGCGCGCCCGGATCAGGATTTTGTCGGCCTTGGGTGCCCAAAACCGTCCGGCGGCATCGAGGTGCGGCGCGAGCGTGACTCGCATCGCCTGGATTTCATCCGACGTGAGCGAGAGCGCATCCGTCCGGTATTGCGGCAGGATGATCGAGACGCCGCCGTAGTCCTGGAGCCACTCCTGCGCCCGCGTCAGCCCAAGCGCCCGCACCACCGCGCGGAGTACCGGCGGCAGGGTACTCAGCAGGTCTTCATTAACAAGGGGCAGTTGGCGGGCATCGGACATATTCAGCGGGCAAGCCAGCTTTTGAGGGCTTCGGTGACGGTTTGCCCTTCCCGCGTGGTTAGGGCATCAAGGTTGGGAATTTCGCGTCCGGTCTGGCGGACACAGAAGGCGAGCAAGGCGGGACGGGAGGCGCGCTGCACTTTGCCCGCTTGCCCAAGCCGCCCCCAGAGGCGGACGATGTGTGAGATGTGCGGCGGGATGGTCTTGACCGTGCCCGTGCGCTGGAAGGTTTTACGGCGCGGCCATCCGCGCTGCGCGTAGTCATCCAGCGCGGCGGCAAGCTGCGGCAGGCTCATGGTGCTCGCGCTGATCCGCCCGTCGACGGCTTGTGCGCCGTGCCGGGCGATCAGGTCGCGGTGGCAATCATCCGTCCAACTGGGCAGGTTTTTGAGCGCCCACCCTTTGGCGATACCGAGCAACTGGCGCTGGTGCTTGAGCAGGTCAGGCATTGCAAGCCTCCGTGATCGGGCTGTGGTAGTTGAACACCTGCATCCCGAGTTCCTTGGCGACAGCCACCTCAAGCGCCGCGCCTTTAGAATCACGCCAGCCGGGGAGCAACTGGATGGCGTCGCAGAGCGTGAGGGCGCGGATGTCGGCGCGCATGCACTTGGCGCGGCTGGTTTCGTTTTTGTTGAGGTCGGCAGGGTTTATGACCTGATAGCCGAGGCCGCGCAGCCTTTCCGCCTCGGCGTCAAAGGCGGGGAAGTTGAGGGCGGGCAGGCCAGTCATGGGGCCACTCACATAGATGCGCTTCATGGCTTCACCCGTTGTTACGGTCGAGCCAACGCAACCGCATCTGGATAGCCACGCGCACAGCGGACTGCAGGCAGGGCTGCTCCAATGCGGCACAGCATTGACGGATGTTGAATTTCTGTACGTCGGCGAGGCGATCGCTGCTGGACACCGCTTCCAACCTGCGACCGCATGCACGTCGGCGGAGGAAAGGATTGCTCATTGCGAACCCCCTGCATCGACCTCAAAGGGCTGGACGTTGAAGTCTTCGACGCCCTGTACAACGCTGATGCCCGCGACCCCGGCAACCGCCTTGGGTTCAGCCAGGATGGCTTCCTTGTTCACTTCTTCCTTCGTGCGAATGAACCGGTCAAGCCCGAGGCGTTTCAAGGTGTCGATGACCTTGTCGACGGCGCGCAGACTGACCGACGGCGGGCGCTGCCGCCACCAGACTTCGCCAGTGATGAGGTTGGCGGTTTTCACGCCGCCCACGCAGAGCGTGGCGCGGTTGGCTTCGCACCACCAATGGATGCTGGTGGTGAGAGTTTCGATCCGTTCCTTCAGCGCGTCGATCCGGTCTTTCTCGCGTGCGACGATGGCGGCGATTTCGTCGTTGACCACCGTCTCCAGGCGCGTGAGTTCGCGCTGCGTATCGCCCAAGGCGCGGATGGCGTCCATTGCCTCCTCTTTGCTCTGGCAGGCGTGTGGGACGGCGGTTTTTTTGGCTTTTGCCATTGGTGCTCTCCTATGAGGTGCGTGTGTAGAGCAGCATGGGGCGGGCGCATTGCCTGCTGCCGCCTCCCCTGCCGCTGGAAACTTTTCCGGGGACTGCAAACGACTTGCGGCAGGTCAGCAGGCCACGCCGCGCCAGTGCGGACAGCGCGCTGCGGATGCCTTCGCGGCCAATGCTGGGCAGGATGTCCGCGAGGTCGTGGATGCTGTATTCGTGCGCCTTTACCATGTGGCAAAAAACGCGATCCTGTGTCGGTGCGTGGCGGACGGGACACACGCCGGTGTCCCCCCAGCGCAGCGACCCGCCAGTCCGGGGGATCAGGTCGGCGGTGAGCGCCGAAAGCTGCCCGCGCAATGTCAGTGCGTCATGCATTTCCAACCTCCTTGTGCAGTTCCCAGGTGATTTCGCAGCCATCGAGAAAAGCCTCCATACGGCCTGGATACCTGCCAACTGCGGGTATCCAACGGCGGCGCTGTGACGTTGCCGCGAGCAATGGTTTGATTGATGTGTCCCTGGCTGGCCTGATCCACAGCCTTGGCGGTTCGTGGTGGCCGTTCGCAGGGATAACGATGCTGCAGACACGGATGCCCCAGTCGCGCAGCTTGCGGGCGAGCGCGTTGGCGGCGGTAAGCCGCTGCACGAACACGGGGTTCATCACGTTTGCGTGCGATGCTGCGGGCGCGGGGATCGGTAGGCGGATAACGTTGCTCATCACGCACCCCTCGGCTCGAAGCGTTTGCAGGTGGCGTCCAGATCGGTGTCGCAGAAGTCGTTCAGCGGGTGCTTGCAGACCACCCCGATTTCACGCGCCGTGCCGCAATGCTTGCACTTACGGCAGAGCCGGTCGGTTTTGCAGTAGGGGATGCTCCACCCGGCATTGGCCTTTGCAGCGGGGTTTTCCTGTCTTGTCATGATTGCTGCCCCTTACGCTAACGATTGCAGGCACAGAGCCTGTTTGGCGACGGCATCCACCAGCTTCGCGTCGAGCGCACGGCCTTGGCGGAACTCTTTCATCGCGGCGATCAGCCCCTCGGTGAGCATCCGCGCGGAACCCCGGCTGTAGGCGTAGAGGCGCGTGATGACTTCCTCCGGCACTTCCTCCGTTCCGAATGCGGCCTGGGTGAGCGCGGCGGCGTCGGCCTCGGTAATCGCCTTGATGGTTTCCGGCCAAAAGCCAACGCGGGAGCGGATTTGGTCGAACTGCCCATGCGCGGGGCGGATCAGGCCGGAGAGGTGCTCAGTCCCGGCAAGCACCACGCCGATGTTTGCCGTGTCACGAATCCGGCGGATGGTGTGCAACTGGTTGGGGGTGAGCGTTTCGGCTTCGTCGATGACGATCAGCGTGTCCGTATCCTTCAGGCTCGCCACGATCTGGTCGAACTTTTCGGCGATGGAGCCTTTCTCGATCCCCGCCACCATCCGCGCGAGCTGCTTGATGAGCGTCTGCGGCGTCATGCACGGGTTGGCTTCGATGATGTACGTGTTAGGGTGTTTTTCCGCGTACCGCTTGATGGCGAAGGTTTTGCCCGTGCCCACAAAGCCCGTGAAAACTGCAAAATTGCGGTAGCGGCGCGCCATGTCGCATGTCAAATGCGCCAAGCGGAATACGCTGGTTTCAACGGCCTCGGTGAACTTGTTCGACTTGTCGGTGTGTTCTATAGCCGCCGTGACGCTTGCCAGCAGCTTGGTCGGGGACGCCGGATACTGCCCGTTCAGGATTTGCGAGAGAGAGGCGGGCGAAACCCGTGCAAGGCGCGCGAGGGCGTTGCGCGAGTAACCGCTCTGGTTGAGCCATTTCAGAATCCAGGCGATGTTGTAAACATCCTCCTGGCTGTAGGTGTAATGCTGTTTGACGGAACCGGCCTCTGTGGGCGTTTCTGGTTGCGGCTGGGATGCTGGTATTGCTGTCATGCTGCTCTCCGATTCAAGAAGGTTTTAAACGGGTTTTAAACAGGGGTAAGTCATAGATCGAACAGGTTGAAATCGTCGCCATCGGATGACGGCAGGCGTTTTTGGTCGGTTTGGGTGATTACTGGCATCGCGGAGTCCACCAGGGCATCGGCGTCGAGCACGATCCCGGCGCGGGCGCGCTGTTCGTCTGCTTTCTTCTGAAGCCGCTTCAATGCATCCGCTGCGCGCTGTTCGCGTTTTTCATCGAGGCGGGTCTTGTCGATGGCATCGATGGCAGAAATGAGGTGCGCGTCGCATATCCAACGGCCTTGCAAGTCGCGGATAACGGCAACGCGGTTGTCCATGAGGTCGTATTCCAGGACAACCTGCTTGTGGTTGAGTGCGTGCAGGTCTTGGTGCCCGTATTCGCGCTTGCCGTGCCTGACGCTGGCACGGCGCACGGTAAGGGTGACTGCCTGACGCTTGAGTTCGGTTACAGATGCGGCAGGCGGCAGCGGCTGTAGTTCGCGCCAAAGTTCTGCGCGAGATACGCTCTTGTCTTCAGGGTGAGCGCGGGCAACGTAACGGGCGATCCAGGCATTGAAAGCGACAGTGAAGTCCGCCAGCGCGGGTAAAGACAACCGCCCCGCCTTGACTTCACGTGTGATCCTGTTCCTGGCTTCCTGCGCCATGTCGTCGCCGCAGTAGAAAGCGCCGAATTCAACCTTGATGAAATCGTCCCGCACGATGCGGAAGAACTGTTCTACCCATCCTTTGCCATGCGGGTTGCCTGGAATCGCGTGGATGATCTGCTGGACGCCTGCGCGTTTATAAAAACCCGTCAGGTCATCGCACATGAAGCGGTTTTTGTGGCCGGAGCCGTTGTCCACGTAGAGCATCGGCGGGACGTGGTTCCAGCGGGCGAAGGTTTCCGCCCACATGTTCTGGACGGCGTGTGTACCTTCGTGCTCATCCGCCCGCCAGCCGACCGGGACGCGCGAGCGCAGGTCAAGGGCGCATGTGAACTCTGGACGCCAGATGTCGCCAGTGATCGGGTGCGCTAAGTAGATGTCGCCCCGGTAGCCGTCCGCCACATATACGTCGCCTGGAAGCGCGTTCGTTGTACAGCGGCGGGTGTAGGCTTTCTCGGTTAGCCTGTAGAGATTCTTGCCGAGCCGCGCGGGGCTGTAGCGCCCGATTTGCGCGGGAACAGACGACAAGTAATTGCGTACCTGATCGTATGTGATGTTAAAGCCCTCGACTTCGCGCAAGCGGTTGTAGACCGCTGCCATGCTCGGCTTGCTGGGTTGGTTAAAATATTCGAGGGCTGGCCCCCACCAGGACGCGGATTCGACAACGCGGCCTTTGTAAAGCGGAATCAGTCCTGTACGGCCTTCTGATTCATAAGCCTTTAACCATTCGTATATCGAATTGCGCGACGGAAAACCCCGGCCTTTGCACGCAACGACGTTCAGTTGGTTTTGAATGAACGGCGTCAGTTGCCCAGCGGCAAAAGCCGCCTGAAAGGATTTAATGGCGCGATCAATGCTCACTCCGGGCAACTGCCGTGCCTTGAGTTCAAGCAACACATCTTCACGGGCAACGGCGGTTTTTCTTGCCTTTTCGGACGCGGTAGACCACGGGGTTGACGGGCGCAGCTTGATGATATTCGACACGGGCGGGACGGTTAGACGGTTGCCCATTACTCGTTTGCCTTGATCGGCTAGGTTAGTGTTTTGGAGTGCCATGACTTACCTCGCGTCTCCACCAACCTGTAACTTTTCGCCCATCGAGCATGACTGCAAATACGCTGTCACAACTTACAGCCCAAGCCATGTCATAGTCTTTAATCAAGAGATTAATCATTGAACAGAGACTTTCAGGGGATACCCATCTGCCGTTCATGCATCCAAGCCAAACCTTGCATGTATCGTCGCCAAATACGTGAATGCGCTCTTCTGCTGTGTATTCATCATCAAGTTCATGCCCACAGAGCAAGTCCTCAAGACGGTTTTCAATAAGCCCATCTCGCTGCCCACTGAAATTCTCTTTCATCATCCAGTCAGCGATGATCCAGAGGTCATAAGCAACATCAACGTAATTACTCATTGTGTTGCCCCTTTTTTGCTCTTACTTCCCGCCGGCCTGCCACGCCCCCGTAAGGCAGGTTCGCCATGCGCGATCAGTGCCTTTTCGGCGATTTCGATGGCGGTTTGGATGTAGCCTGTATGGGCTTCGAGGTAATCCCTCGCCATGCTTTCGCTTACCGCCATACGGGGACGCTCCGGCAGCCGGACGTTGGAATCCGATGCGAACTGATGCAACCTTTCCAAAGCAAGCACTGCGCGGCATGCCAGCGCGGTAAGGCAGCAGTGCAGCGACATCACACGTTCTTCAATGTCTTCAGTGCCGTTTTCGATGCTTTTGATTTGCCGAGCAAGAATGTCGTGCGCGGCAGCCCCCATTGCCTCGGCATTGAGATCCTTTCGCAGAAAGGCATCTGTCTCACGCGAGATGAGAGGCGGGGGAAGGGTTTTGTGCGCGACGGAGAGTTTGGCGTTTGCCGTATTGAGATCGGTCTGAATGCGGTTTCTTTCTGCACGCAGGGCATTGATCTCATCGCGAAGCCCGCGAACAGACAAAGTGCTGAGGTATTCGTCAGGCTCATCAAGCAGATCATCGACAACATCCTGATCGGCAGCAGCAAGCGCCTGCACTTTTACTTTTCCAAGTGCAAAGACCTTGCGCCGTTGAGACTCATCCAGCGATGTATAGAATTTTGCTATACGCATAAACTCTTGCGCGCGCCGGATGTCCATGCCTCTTGATTCAATGGCCTTCTCAAACTCGCCGTGCCCAGCTTCGCTTTTTGCTTTCAGCATCAAAAAGCCGGTCTCGATCCAAAGAGCCGCAGCCGCGTTTGCACAGGAGACAGCACGATCAATGCAAGCGTCTGCACTGCCCGCCAACACGATGCCAAGCGATGCAGCCGTATTAGCGTCGGCTTCTGAAAAATCAAATGCGCGAACGTTCGCGCCTTTTACTGGAACTGTGGAAATACCGAGGTCGATTTTAGTTACTTGTTTTTTTCTCATGATTTACCTCACTTCATGCCAAGCGCCACAGCGGCGCGGTGTGCGTTGCCCCGGTAGCCTTTGTTGTGGCCGTGAAGGACGGCATACAGCGTCCCACAGTTGATGTTGTTTTCGTCGGCGAACTGTTTGAAGGACTTGCCCTCTTGGCGCAGCCGCGCCCTTGCTTGTGCGGCTGTTACTTTTAGTGGTGGTTTTTTGACTTGCTTGTGGTTCATGGCTTACCCTGTTTGTAAAGGTAAGCGCAAGTTTACATACAAACGTATGTAAGTCAACATTTTTATAAACGAGTGTTTGTGATGCATAACAGACTGCGCGAAGAGCGGAAGCGTTTAGAACTGAGCCAAGCACGAATGGCCGATCTATGCGGCGTATCGCTGGTGTCTCAGCAGAATTACGAGAAAGGCGTCCGTAAGCCGGATTCGGCATACATGGAAGCTCTTGCGAGTGCTGGCGCAGACGTTTTCTACATCCTGACGGGTGGCCGGGCGGGGACACAGGCGGGGCGGCTGCAAAACGAGCGGTGCAGGCTGGGCTACGGCATCAAGGAATTTGCCGACGTTGGCGAGGTAAGCACCGAAGAACAGCGCGCATTCGAGAGCGACGAAACGCTGCACCTGCCCGCCGCGTACCTGAACTGTATTTCAGCCATCGGCGCGGAGATTTTCTGGATCGTGCGCGGCCTGCCAGAAGATGATGATCTACGCGAAAAGCAGGCGCTACCTTACAGGCCAGAGGATCGTGATTTGATCGAGGATTACAAATTAAGCCCACCACCTGTGCAGGATTCCGTGCGGGCAATCCTCAAAAACGCGGCGGACGCCAAGCGTGAGCAGGTCAAGCAGTGGAAGGAAGCGCAGGAAATAGCACAAAAAACCCAACCAAAAACCCCCAACACAGAGCAAAAATGACATGAGTAATTCTGAAAACGGCTTTCAAAACCCAATCGCAAAACTTCCAAAGTGGGCGCAGTGGATGATTTTCGTGGTGGTGCTTTTCCCGGTTATTTTTGCCGCCACCTATTTCAAGGATCAGGCGAAGGACACCCCGGAAGCCAGTGCGATGAAAAAACAGATGAACCCTGTCGCTGAAAAATTGGTAAAAGCGGCACGGGCTGGTGACCGAAGGGGCGCTACTGAACTATGGGATGCTACGATGAAAGTAAAATATGACTACCTTTTCAACGTAGACAAAAACAAGGCGCTAGAAGATACCGCCTATAGGTACTGTGGCATCGCTGCTTTCATGCTGGACGCCGGGGTGAATGAAGTGTACGAAACAGGTGAGTGGACTACTCGGCCAAAGTACGAAGCAGCCATTGCAGAGTGCAAGTAACCCCATCAACCATTTTCCCGACGGCGGGAAAATGGTCACGTCGCGGGCGCTCCCGCGTAGATGTGCGTCGGGTAGGCGAGGTTGCATGGGCGCGTTTCAGTTCCGCCTGTAATGGATGTATAGGGATAGCCGCTGCCGTTGCCGGATTGATTTGCTGCCCCTGAAGTTTGGGCGCCAGCAAACGCGCCATACGCAAACATCCCGGAGCTGTTGCCTGCCATGCCGTTGATATGTCGGTGCTCCCTGATCGCGTCCTCTTGATCCGTCCCCTCCAGCCGCCCTGGATCAACCCCGCGCCCTTGGTCGGCAGACCGCCTGAATTTCCCACGCAGGTCTGGCACACGGAAAGTTGATGTCCCGTTGCCAGACGAAAACTTGCCGGTATCGGACGCCCATGCGGAATCTGCAACTAGGATTCCGCTGTTTTGAGCGTGTTGCCATAGAAGTGGGCGTTCTGTGCGGTTGATGAGTTGCCCATTGACCGGCACCCAGACTGGCGGCGGTGTAGCGCCGGAGGAAAAATCTCCAAACATGCCGATAAACATCCTGTCGATGTAGTCAATCATGTGCCGTGGGCGCATTGCCACGGCGGCAAGGCTCCCTGCGAGAACTTCTGCCCATGTGGCCAGTTTGATGATGCCTTGATCGACTTCGGTGGCTTCCTCCACCTGTATCGCGCTCACGTCGAATAGGTTCCACGCGCCAGCAAACCAGTAATAGCCGTGGTTGTCGTAGCTGCAAGCGTAGAGGTCAAAAACCTTGAGCGGGGTCGGCGTATCGACCCATGAGCCGTTGATGAGCGTCATCATTGCGGCTTGGTGCAGCCCATAATAGTTTGTGACTAGGACTTTGACACCATCTGGTAAATATTGAATCGGTATCGAACCAAGGGTGGCTTGGTCGGCCACGATGTTATAAATATCCCCGACATAATGAATCGTGCTGTCGCTACGCGCGAAGGTAGCGTAAAGAGTATCGCGCAACTGCTCGTTGTTGTTCTTGTTGAGTGCTTTTCCCGCCGACAGGATGAAGCTGGCAAGTTCATTCTGCAGCGCATTCATGAAGTCCGCCGTGATTTCCGTCGGCGGGCGTCCCGATGGCACATCCTCTGCAACGAATTGATTGTTCACATGGCCTGCGCCGTCAATGAGGTGCATAGATGCCTCCAATTCCTGTTATGTCTTCAAACCAAAGGGACACATGCGCTTGTCGGAACGCATCGAGCGCCACCCGGAGGATTTCCGGATCAACGACAGAGCGGTAGTACCTGACCAGCAGCACATAGCGGGTGCGCCCTGCGACTGACCAGATGCGCGCTGCCGGGTCACGGCCTGAGCCGCTACCGACGCGCCGCCCGACAGTCATGGGCGAAAAAAGGTGAAAAAGCTGCACTAGCGGCACAGCGAAATCCGTGCTGGGCGCATTGGCGCTCCACAGCCGCACGCCGATGCGTGCGCCGATGGCGCATGTTTTGCGCGGCAGGGTTTCTGCGAAGCCAGCCGTCTTGATGGCTTCCTCGGCCACACGCTGGTATTCGCTGATGTGCCAGCTTGAATACTTCGGGCTGTGCGTGTCGATGGCGTTCTGGAGCACGCCCTGGATGCCGGATTCCAGTCTGGCTGGTTCTTCCGCCGTGCCGCGCAACATGGCAGAGCCGAGGCCGCCTGCCGCCCATTCCCACGCTTTCCCAGGAGGCAGCAGTGCGCGGAGCGCCTTGGCGTATTCGTCCGGTGTGTGCGGCTTGTAGATCATCGCCACTCAATTCCGGCAAGCACAAGCACCTCTCCAGGCGTCACGGCAATATTCGCGGCGGGTGCGATGCGAGTGTATTGGCTGGTGATCGTTGCGATGGCGGCGTCGAGTTTTGCCATGTTGAACACGGCGTCTGCGTCTTTCTCAGCGAGGATGGCCGCATTGATAGCAGCGGCAACCCTTTCGCGGTTGGCTGCGTTGTCGACCGCCGGATCAAGGTGCAGGATGACGACGACCGGGCGCACAACTGGCGACACAAGCAGCCAGTCGGCAGTAGCTGGCGCAACAGTGGCAAGGTGGTCTTTAATTGCCGAAATCACCCCAGGCGGCGGCAGCCGGTTGATTGCACCGTCGCAGATCGGGCGCACAACGACTGAGCCAAGCCCCATCGCATGCGGGAAAACAAGTGCGCCGTTAACTGCCGGGTGAGACGACATACACCAAAACTTATAATCATCAGGACGGCCACCGCGTGCTCCGCGCACTGTCATGGCCTGCCATTCGTCTGCTACGCGCAAGCGCCAATCATCAATAGTTTCTTCCGCCGCACCACCGGTCAGTCCATCCTCATCCACGACAAACGTGCGGTCGACTCCCTGCATCGGATCAACCAAGGTCAGCCGCGCGCCAGCGGGCAGGTTGGCGTTTTCGCCTGTATCGGCAGAGCGGATCGACACATTCGCCACGCCGGTATTCGCCATGAAATTTGCGGCAACGATGATGTAGTCCAACTTGTTCGGGCCGCGCAGGATTTCATCCGCGAACACAACACTGCCGGGTGAGCCAGTGGCGCGAGCCGTGCCGGTTGCGGGCGTGGATGGTAACTGTGGGACGTTGTAGAGCGCAGCCCATCCGTAAAGCCGTTCAAGCTCGCATGTCAGCGGGCTGCACTGCCGGTCGATCCATTCAAGGTGCCCGTGCAGCCCGTGACATGCTCGTGCCCAGGAATGAGATAGAGGCTCGCGCAGCGTTGCAGGCATTGCAGCAAGGTCTGCCTGGATGCGGGCATCAAGCTCAATCAGAGAAGGTCTAGGGTAATCAGGCATCGGACAAGGAAACGCGCGTTAAAAACTTGCGGCCATTGTGCGAGCCGGTGATTTCAAGGCTTAGGCTGGAAATGTTTCCAGCCGGGTCGGGCGAAATCACCTCGCGGACAGAGACGTTTGACAGCGCAGCGGATGCGCGCTTGAGCGCCTGCTCGATCTGCGCGATAGCTTCTCGCCGCGCGTCCGCCGTCAACGGCTGGCGGCGGACATGCCAGATGCCGCTGCCCGCCTGCGGGTTTTTATACCAGCCGCGTCGGTCGAACTTGTCTGGTACACGACGGGCTGGCGCTTCCTGGTCGGTGAAAAGGGTGGCGTAGATCAGCGTTTCGATGGCGGTCTGTTCGTTGTTTTCCGCCGGATCGTCAGGGGCGAGATCGAATTGACCAGGCCGCGTTTGAATGAGTTTAAGCATCTCAATTCACCTCGCCGGTGTTGTCATCGCCGGACTGGACACCTCTGTGCGTGTGCGTGCTGCTGATGTCCCTGTCGTTGTGCGTTAGCGTTGCGCCCTCGATTTCGAGATTGCCCTTGATCTTTGACGCGCCGCCGCTGTCACCTGCGCCAAGTATGTTCATGCCACCAACCACCGTCAGGTTGCCGCCGATCAATGCGTTTTGTGTTGTCTCAAAAAGGGGTGTGTCAGCAATGACTTTTGTGCTTGCCCTTGCCTCGATGATGCCGCCGCGCTTGATGTGAACGTAGTTGCCTTCATCGTCATGCAGTGCGACCTCGCCTTCCTCAAGCTGCATGTTGTATTGCTTGTCCCCGATGATGATGGCGACACCATAGGAGCGGTCGCCACCCGGAAACAGCAGGTATGTCTGCGCCCCAGGCTTAGGGCGGTACGAAAACCCGTAAGGCTCAACGCGGGTGATATTGGGCAGCACTTCACCATCCAGTACGCGCGCCTGGACTTTCTGGTGGCCGACCAGCGCCGCTACTCCGTGCCCAAAAAGCAGTTGGAGCCGTCGCCAGAGATGGTTATTCATTTTCCTCTCCAACGAAGGCGGTTCGCTTCATGACTGTCAGCTTGGTGGTATGCCCACCGCGATCGTCAAACCGGAACGCACGCTCGCCGATTAGAAACACATCGTTGATGCCTTCCGGTTGAATCGTGACGCGCACCTGGGTGTTGATGTCCCACAAGCGCCACGAATCACCTGCCGGGTATCGCCAACCCTGTACCGTCAGATCGATGCGGTGCGCGCGTGCGCGCCGCCGGTTGCGTTCCAACTCCGCACGGCGCTCGCAC